CAGAGTCGCGTCAGCTTGTCCGCAATGTCCTGCAATTTGACGACATGCTTATCGCGTCTAAACATGTCGTAAATAATACCCTCTGCCATGACCCAGCGTCCGAGGATGTATCTCTCATAAAACACGCCCTCATATTGAGCGCGATACCGTCGCTTTATTTGCTCCGACAATGACAGATTGTCATCCATCGTAAAATGCAAATACTTTGTCTTTTTTATGTCTTGTTTATCTATCCAATCTCGCTTAAACCAATGCTCTGGCGATGCTGGATTGCAATTGAACCAGAACTTTGAGCCAGCGACGGAACAACGCGCCGTCGCCTGCGCAACGAATGACTGCGGCATCAATGCCACCTCGTCAAAGAAAACGCCCGCCAGCGTGATGCCCTGCACTAAATCTTGACTCGATTCGTCTTTTCCGCCGAATATGTAAAAATGATTTACAACATCGCCGCGGCGCACCACCAGCAAATTGTCCGACCGTTTGTCGTCGAACTCATAGCCGCGCGCGGGTAATGTCTGCTTTAATACTGCCAGCACATTTCGCCTAAACGACCCGATTGTTTTTCCGCACATGCCGAAATTGTAGCCGTTAAAGTTGTGCATCGCCCACATGATGAACGATAACGACATGCATAATGTCTTTCCAGATCGGATTGCTCCGTCTGCGATAATGCCGTCGGCGTCCTTGACTGGCGATGCATCCGTCCACCAATTGAACACTTGCCGCTGTTTGCGACTAAACGGCATGAACTTAAACGTCGTCTTTACCTGCTTCATCGTCCCAGTCATCCCGCGCCGTGCCTGTTAATGCTTCTATAAATCCATCGTCAGTCGTCAGCGTGACATCTGTCCGCGCCGCATCCGTCTGACCCAGATAATTCTTGCCGAGGAAAATTGCCATACTTGGATTTTTTTCTGCCAGCTTCCATTGCATCCGACGTAATGATATTTTCCCCATGCCGCGTTTTTGTGCGAATACCTCGGAAAAACTCGCATTGTATGTCTCCTTGCACCATCGTGTCAGCGTCTTGTCCGTCACATCAAAAAAGCCGCAAATTTCGTCTTCGGTACATTGTAGCCCGCATAACTTTTCAAATTGCAATTTGTCTATTTCTTTTTTTGGACGTCCGCCCGCCATGTAATCACTCCTTTGCAATGTCCGAATAATCCAGCGTCTTGCCGTTCCGTAACACTTGGATGTCATCCGTTTCGCCCGTCCAGTTGATATATCTCTGGATGATGACGTCGACGTAATGCTCGTCCAACTCGCACATGTAACAACGTCGCTTTAGCTGGTCGCATGCGATTAACGTCGTCCCGCTCCCGCCGAACGGGTCAATGACTGCGCCACCCTCTGCCGTCATCGCTTTGATATATTCCGCTGGCAATTGTACGGGGAACGTCGCTGGATGCTCGCTCCGTATTGCGCCATGCTCCGACAATGTGCTGATGACCGACTCCATTTTCTTGTATCTGCCCGACTGGTCGCCTTTGCTGGTAACAATGAACCCGCCGTCTGGCATCCGCACTTTACGCCTAACCTCTTTATCGGTAATTGACTCCTCTTTTTTCTCCCATGTTTTATTTAAATCAAAGTATTCTGTGCCGAACACGAATATGAACTCATGACGCGTCGGGAAAAATGCCTTTTGCTGTCCGATTGAACCGGTGATTAATTTGTCCCAGACGTTCCATGCCATCAGCTTATACCCGACTTCATTCGCTTTTGCGATGTACTCGTCCCAGTATTGATTGACCGCTCCGCAGCGGAACTGAATACCTAAATTGACGCATTGATAATCAACATGCGGGCGACACGCTTCGATAAATCCGACGATGTTTTCGACGCTCAAATCCTTGTCGCCGTTGTACTCTCTGATATCGGAATACGGCGGCGATGTGAATAACATGTCGGCATGTTCGCCATCCATCAATCTGTCGATGATCTGGGCGTCGGTCGAGTCTCCACAAATAACGCGATGCCCCCCCATCATCCAGATATCGCCCAGCATTGCGACGCTCTTTGTCGTCTCTGGTTCGTCATCCTCGACGGTCTGCATCGGCTCGTCGTCGACGTCATCCAGATGTATGTCGTCGAACCCGAACGTCGTCATATCTATGTCGACGATGTCGTCCAGTTCTATATCCAGCAATTCCATGTCAAAGTCGCTATTCATTGTCAACTTATTGTGTACCAACATATACGCGCGACGTTGCTCGTCCGTCATATCATCCAGACGTATTATCGGCACTTTGTCATATCCTAGCTCTTTTAATGCCATCAGCCGACCGTGTCCCTCGACGACTTCATCACGCCAGACGCCGACGGGGTCGTTCATCCCGAATTGCTTTATACTCTCTTTGATCTGCTCGACCTGTTCCGCTGGATGTTCTTTTGCGTTGCCTGCGTACGGGCTTATACTGTCTATCGGCACATATTCGACTTGTAACAACATGCAATCTCCTTTTATCTGTAAACGAAAACAGCCGCGCGTTGCGACTGTTCTCTCGACGTGTATCATCCATTTGAAAGTAGGAGTTGAGAATTGAAAAAATCAATTTTAGACTTTGGTTGCCCTCTCTTTCATTTTAATAATATCATAGACCTATACTGACACGTTATGACAAGTTTTGATTTCCGTATATTTTTTTTAACGCGGCGTTATGAATACGTATAATATGCCGCTCGCTATAGCCCATTACGTCCGCAATGCTCTGGAACGTGTACAGCTCGACATATCTCCGCATTAAGATTTTGTACTCCGTGTCGGTCAGCACTCCATCAAATAAATCGATTGTCATCCGCGCACGCGTCTGCTGGATATGCAGCTCGTCCCATCCGTCCGCGATGATGTTCTCCAGATCGACAATCTCGTCGGATATAGCATTAAACAATGTCGACTGACTCTTGACGACTTTCGGCTCGTCGCTGAACGACGGCAACGCTAGGCTTTTTTCCCGTAAATACTCCAACCGTTCGATATTCCTTTTTTGCTGGCGATACAATGCTGGTATCGCGTGCATTTCCTCTCTTGTCATCGCTCTGCTCCTTTATACGTCAAATTGTTGTTGACCATCTAATACAATTGCCTTTTTTGTCGACGTTAATGTCTTGTAAATGTTTTGATGCTCCGTGTCCCGATTAAATAAGCCGCATGCAATATATTTTTTTCGCCAGTCGGTCGCTTCCGAGTTGCTGTCCCCGTACACTCCACATTTGAAAATACGCCTGTTGTTCCGCATTTCGTAAATGATAAAGTGTTTGCAATGTTCGCATGTGTTCGACTCCATGCCGAATATTTCATGCATCGCTTTGATTTTTCTTTCACGTCTTGTCATCGTCTCGCCTCTTCTATTTTTTCAATTATTTGCTTTAGGTTATAATCCATAGTTTTGATTATTTTTGTATCGCAATCATGCATTATGTCGACAATGTCTTCTTGGTAACATGCGAGTGCTCTTATGTATGCTCTTTCATCTTTTAATGATTCGCTTTGTTCGGCTCTCTCCTTTAGTTTTTTTATCCAGTCATTTTCTAATTTTGGCGACGGAACAATTGCGACACAAATCCCGCTATACCATTGCAAATATCGTCTGACTTCCTCGTGACTCGAAACAAAAACAACATAACCTTGTCTGGATAACTCTATAGCCATTTGACAGTATGGAATATGCCAGTCGTCGGGTATTCTTAATGCGCTACTTTCAAAATCGATATATCTCAAATTGTCTTTACAGACTGTCGTTTTTCCAATTCCTTGATATCCGATTATAATCATTCGCCATCACTCTCCTTACGTTCACCATATGGGCAAAATCCATTTCCGTCATCAGGGCAGTATCCCAATCCGCTACCCCTTATACGGCAGACATAAGGTCTTTTCCAACTGCTTACAGGTGTGTATTCAACGTGTTTACAATCCTTGCAATGTACTATGTCAATAGGCTCTAAATTTTCTCTCAGAAACGCTATTCTCTCGTCTATCTCTTTTTGTAACTCACGCAATTCTCTATTGTTTTTGATTACATCTCTAATCGTGAAAACAGTTATAGCAATAAAGCCAATAGTAAAAACGATAAACATAAGTAATTTTGTCTCTGTCATTCTTCTTCACTCTCCTTTTTTCTTTGCTCGATTGTGCCAGTACGTAAACACTTGCTTGCCGCTTATGCAATCTTCTGTCGGAAGACATATCTGCCAGTATTCAACTGGTATTCGCACGTTCTTATCGGTTGAATAGTTCAAGTTGTCGAACAAAGCAATCCCAAGATAACCCATGAGTTTTCCGTCATTGTCATAAACGGGCTGGCCTATCGAAAATAATTCTTCGGCTCCTTTCATGTGGTTTATAATGATATATTTATCGTCTTTTAGTAACACTTCCCCTGCGTCGTATTGCAGAAGTTTTTCATCTATTTCATCCATTAAGAGGTCATTC